GATGTGGGCAGAACTGTAGTCACCGTAGCCCAAGCCTTCGGCAACGTCAGCCCCAATCACATACACCTCACCCATCTCAGGAAAGTCCCAGATGGCCAACTCGCCGCCATCCTCACGAAACTCGTACACATGGGCACCAGGCAACTTGTGCAAGTAACCACGATACGGTTCCACAATCTCCAAGCCACGCAGAACATCCAAATCGAACACAGGGCGACCTGAGCGAATAAACGCCTCATCAGGGTTGGACGGGTACTCTTGCGCCAACTGCCAATCTGGCAGGTCACGCTTCTTAGACTCATACCAGTCTTGGTCACGTTCACCCGCTGACCAAGGAAAGAAGATTCCGGTGAAACGGTTCATGCCTGTCTGCGACCCGACCCACAGTTGGTGGAAGATGTTGCCTTCACCGTTTGCCGTAGACAGGCAGATGACACGTCCACCAACGTCAGCAATCGGCTCAATCGACGCCCACGCCTCATCAGGGTTTGGCAAGAACGCCATCTCGTCAATAACAACACGGTACACGGATTCGCCTCGCGCTGGGTCATTGCCGCTAGGCAAAGACTCAATCGACGACTCGTTAGCAAACACCATCTTCAACTGGTTATCAGACACCAGTTCCGGGCCGCGAACCTTCATCCACTGCGGCAACATCTTGTACCCATACTTTGCCTTCAACAACAGTTTGGCTGCTTCACGCTCCGTACGGGACAACATGACCACAAACCTGTCGGGACGAAAGAACGTTTCCCAGAACACGAACGCGGCAGCCAGGGTGGAGAACCCAATCTGGCGTGCCTTTAACACAATCGTGTAGCGGTTCTCAATCCACGAGACAGCGGTTTCCATCTGTGCTTCACGCAGCACAAACTTGATACGCCCACGTTCAGGGTGGCGAATCAGCCAATGGTTCTCACAGAAGTATGCGAACGCTTCCGCAAGTTCCTCGACGGTCCCGTTGTCTGGGCCTCGACATTTCCTCCACTCCTTTTCGTTAAGGAGTTCCCCTAGGTCCATGGTTACTCTGTGTCCGCACCCCGGCCGAAAGCATGGTCCTTCGGATTAATCCACCGCAACACAGGCGGAATCAACGCTGCAACAAACGCCTTGGCAACATCATCCCACGTCCACTCCAATGTCGCCATTACGGCAACAACGGCGGCAATAGCCGACCGTAAATAGGACTTTATGGCTTCAAGGTGCTGTGGTTTAATCTTCATACATACTTGGGAAATCGTTCCTTATTCCGCCAAACCAAACCAGCCAGTAGCAATCGTTTTTGATTCAGTGGGGGATGTAATCCCACGATGCAAATGAATCCAATCAGCGCACCAAATAGCGGTAAGACCTTTTTCGGGCTGTATGTGCAAATTTAAATATTTCCACTCCGTCCCACCACCATCATAAACATCATTCAAATACGTCATAAAAACCAGCAACCTATTTGCAACCATTAGTGAACTTCGTTCACAGTGCCATTGGACAAAGCCTTCGTTCGGTTCGTAATGCTGAATATTAAATGGTTCCACCAAACCCCAAGTACTAAGATTTTGGTCAAGTGCAGGAAATCTTGACTTGTAGCAATCCACCACACTTAAAAGAGCAGAAACATATGAAGATATTCTTTTGTCTTGCGAATTTGCCTCACAGCGCACATCTGTTGATTTTTTCACAAATGGGGTATTAACCATGCTTAAATTTTTGTGCATGGTACGTCCAGGTTCTTTTATTGGCGATTCATTATAGTAATCAATCAATCCGTCACAAATTGATGAATCAATGTACCATGCACCAAAAAATGGAATAGAATCACCAATCCTGTGTTCCAATATTTTCCCCTTCCCGTTCATCTTGGAATTCTATGCCGCCCAAGGGTCAAAAAGTATCCAGTCAACATTTTCTTCCGACCAAATGTATCCAAGTCCGTCATCTGGACGCTGCTTGGGTGGAATCCAGGTCAACGTACCCTCATCTAGAACCCACGATGGATACGGTTTGGGCCAGACAAAACCATCTTTTGCTTCATCGTAGTATCCGCCGATAACCGCGTAATTGTATCTAAAAGGCGTTCCGCCAAGTATGTGCTGACCACCACGAGTGTTGTAGGAAGTGCGAAGGCATCGTTTCCCGCGGAAGTTCCCGTACCATTCTTCCCAATTCGTCACACCGTCAGTCAGGTCATTTTCGTTTTTCCCAGTAATGACCTCAACAACAACGTTGTTTTCGTCAAGAAATGCGTAGTGTGCCATAATCAGAATGAAGGCATCGTAAATGTGCCTGTCCCTGCTGTGAATGAATAAAATCTGTACTCGACTCCGCCTGCGGTGTATGTGCCGGTTGTGGATGTGAGTCCCGCGCCGACTGTCCCAGTTCCGTAATCGTTGGGATAACGGATAACTACAATCCCGGAACCGCCAACGCTTGATGCTCCTCCGCCACCGCTACCAGTATTTGCGGTTCCCTCTGTGGAACCGCCAGTGTTTCCACGACCGCGACCGCCACCACCAGCGCCGCCAGTTCCTGGCGTGTTGGAGTTGTTCCATGCGGCACCACCACCGCCACCTGCACGAGTCACAGACGAACCAGTAATAGAAGATGCTACACCAGCACCACCCACACCGCCCGTGCCACACGAACCATTGCCGCCAGCGGCACCCGCACCTCCACCACCGCCGCCGTCTGGGACGGAGCCGCATACGGCACCGAAGCCACCAATGTAACCCTGGTTTGTGGTTCCTGCTCCACGAGTACGCTGCGTTCCAGTTGAACCACCCGCACCACCGCCAGAACCACCAGTGTTTCCGCCCGCGTCTGTTCCGCCACCGTTACCACCAGCGGTAGAAGTAATGTTGCTAAATACGCTGTTTGACCCAGCACCACCAATAGTTACGGTGTAGGCGGCAGCAGACGCAAATGTGATTGCCGTTTCGGCGGAAGCACCGCCACCGCTATTTTCGCCAACTACCGAAGAGCGGTATCCACCAGCACCACCACCGCCAGCGGCATAGTTGTTGGCATCTTGACCCAATCCCCCTTGTCCGCCGCCAGCAATCACCAAATATTCAAGTGTCGCCGCAGGCAACGAAAAACCACGCCAATTGGTATCTACCTGACCAGTCCCAGTGCGCCGCGAACGCGGACGCAACTGGGCACCAACCTGCTTCGGACCCTGAACGTTAACCTCTAACCTAGGCATCCCAACCCGCCTTACGCGATTTCGTTAACGTAACCCGCAATGCTGATAACGTTGGTGGTGGCAGCAAACGCGCGAACAACAAGTGCCGAAGCGTTGCCTTGCAACACAAGACCAGGAACAATCAGATACAAACCGTTTTCTGCCTTGACCGTAAACTCAATAAGGTCATCGGGTGCAGCCGTCCCACCAAACTCAATTGTCAACTTGCGGTCAGTCGTATCCGAGTTGACGGCATACAGCCAAATCTCGTGGAAATGTCCAGTATTAGTCGGACCGGTGTGAATCGTCGTGCCAGGGGTTGCCGTAGCGGCGACTTTAATCATTTTGCCGTCAGTGGACCCCGAAAGGTGATTCTTTGTAAAAGTTGCCATACCTACTCCTAGTGGAAATCGTTACCTATGAGAAAATTGCGTTAGCCAAAATGTTCTGGTCGTCTTCCCAAGTGATGGTTTGTGCTGGCACCGCAGCCCACTTCACACCAGCAGCCTCAACGGAATCAACCGTCAACACATGGCCGTTGGTGCCACCCACGGCTAAACGGGCCGGTGTGTCCGTAGCCGTACCAACAATCAAATCACCCTTGGCGTCAATAATCGTTTCGGCAATCAAGCCAGCCTTGACGTTTGCGGCCGTAATCTTCTTCGTTGTTGCCGTACCCGAAGGGTCGTCAACAACAACAAACAGGTCGTCGTTGGAAAGGGTCGTAACAGCGGTTAGGGCGGTAATCTTTTTGTCAGCCATTGCCTGCCTCTAGGAGAATGAACCCTCCATCTTCTAGGAGCAAATCGTTACCATCTTCCAACTCCAAGTTAGACACCGCATAATCAGGGTCATTCCAGAATGTGTACGCCAAATCACCAAGCGTCGTACCATCCGTACCCAAATCCTTGTAATAATCCCAACCACGAGTATCACGGAAGTTAAACCCGTTGTCCACACCGTACTGGTACATCATGTCACCAAGCGTAGACAGCGACGGGTACAGGGCCTTCAAAGCCACGTACATCGCATCATTCGTAGGAGCGCTCATCA